TGGGAAAGCTCTCAGGGCAGCGGTTCAAGCGCAAACTACTGGGCGAAGGTGGCGACATATTCCATAACTGGCGATTTTGACGATGGCGCTTTTATCTACCATTTTATGCCAGAAGAACTAGGCGCAGGAATGCCAGCAATCATAGCTGTCAACGTCAGAACCAACAATGCTTCTGGTGGCGACAGCCACACGCTAAACGTCGAGCTTATGTCTAAGCCTCACGCTACTCCGTTCTCTGATGATTCTTTCAAACTTATCGACAACGGTGGCTCGTCTGACATTGAGCTTTGGGTAAAGAAGAATGACAATAACTGTCAAATTTCTGCCTACGAAATGTCTGCACACGTAGAGGACAGTGGGTTTACAATCGCCTACAATCAGAATGCCGCTTGGCAGGCCTCTGAACCAACGGGTTCTGGTCTGAATATCAAGACTGTCGGTGTTAAGGTGGCTGGTAACTTTAATGTTACGGGTTCAATCGCTGTCTCTGGCACTGTAGATGGTCGTGATGTAGCGGCAGACGGTACTAAGCTGGACGGCATCGAAGCATCTGCTACTGCTGACCAAACTAAAGCAGATATTGATGCATTGAACGTAGATGCAGACACTCTTGATGGTCAGCACGGTTCTTACTATACAGGCTACACAGATACGGCGGTTGCTAACCTAGTAGACTCCTCGCCCGGAACGCTAAACACTCTTAACGAACTTGCTGCAGCCTTGGGGGATGACCCCAACTTTGCTACTACTACTGCCACAAACATTGGTACTAAGCTGTCTACCTCAGGCGGCGCTATGACGGGGGCTATTACAACTAACTCTACCTTTGATGGCCGAGATGTTGCCACCGACGGCACTAAGCTAGACGGTATTGAAGCATCTGCTGACGTCACTGATACTGCTAACGTCACCGCTGCGGGTGCTTTGATGGACAGTGAGGTGACGAACCTTGCTCAGGTCAAGGCCTTTGATAGCTCCGACTATGCCACAGCAGCACAGGGTACTACAGCGGACGCAGCCTTGCCTAAAGCTGGCGGAGCTATGACGGGGGCTATTACAACTAACTCTACCTTTGATGGAAGAGACGTTGCAGTAGATGGTACTAAGCTAGACGGCATCGAAGCCTTGGCTGACGTAACCGATACAGCTAATGTCACCGCTGCGGGTGCTTTGATGGACTCAGAGGTTGATGCTGATATCAAGACGTTAGTCCTCCCTGCATCAACAACCATCTCTACCTTCGGTGCGAGTCTTGTGGATGACGCAGACGCAGCCACGGCTCGAACAACACTTGGACTAGGTACGGCTGCAACTACTGCGGCTTCAGCCTTCGCCACGGCTGCACAGGGTACTACAGCGGATGCTGCACTGCCTAAAGCGGGTGGCGCTATGACGGGGGCTATTACAACCAATAGCACCTTCGACGGTCGTGATGTAGCGACTGATGGTACTAAGCTCGACGGTATCGAAGCGTCTGCCGACGTAACTGACACAGCCAACGTCACTGCCGCTGGCGCCCTCATGGACAGTGAGGTCACCAACCTTGCCCAAGTTAAGGCGTTCGACAGCACTGACTATGCCACAGCAGCACAGGGTACACTCGCAGCTAGTGCTACGCAGCCGGGAGACAACATTTCCACTCTGAACAACAATGCGGGTTATGTCACTTCTAGTGGTTCAACTATTAGTGGTCTTGCATACGGGCCGTGGCTTGTAACGACCGACACATCTAACTCCCAGAACGGTTATGTTGCTTCTGTAGCTGACGATAACAACTGGCTGTTCGTTAAAGTGGGTGTAGGTACGTACACTACAGGTGCAGGGACAGGTGATAGCCCTCTTGTAACAAGGTATCAGTTCCGCAAAGCATACAGGACTTATTCATAATGAGAATTTTTGTTAACCGAAGAGATAACTCTGTCGCTTTTTTGTGCGTCCCCGGAGCAGGTGAAGCGCCAGCACACAGCGCTGCGGATGATGTATTTGAGGTTGAGGTGGCTGAAAGCTGCTTGGACGGTATTGACGAAGAGTATTACGCCGATCTTTTCTACGACGCAGACCAAAACATTGTGTATAGAGACGTGAACCTGATAAACTTTAGCACAACCGTAGGTAAAGATTGGCTTATTGCAAAATTGCAAAACTACTCTTTAGTCCCCCCAGAAGCACGGGGCGCTGATTTTGATATCCTAAAAGAGATATCTGTGCAGTATTTAGGCACGGCTAAGGTAGATGAAATTGTAGCGGACGACGCTCTATCTGATGAAGATGTGGCAAACATTCTAGCATACATTGGCGAGGAGAGCGGAGATCCAACGCCTTGATATTAGCAAAAGTGTAACAAAACCTCTTGAGTCCCTGCTGGCTGGCACACGGTCACGGTGGCTTAGAGTGGCACCTCCTAGACCCGTATCTTACGAGTTATTTTCTTCTTGGGATATACCGAGGGAAAACATAGCAAGTATTCCAACGGGAGTTCAGATTGCTGAAACTACCGATCCTTATGTAGTCCAAGCGAAGAACGCTCTTGGGGCGGATGGCGTTACCAATGCCATGGTCTACGGACCTATGAGTTGCATGTTTTGGCACACTAACTCAGACCTAGTTGGGGTTAGGACTTACTACACGTTATCCTTAGATAGGTCTGTGTTTCGGTACAGGGATGTACATACAGGAGAAATTAAAGAGGACTGGGATGACTACGGATGGACCGCCAGAGAGTTTGAAATCACTAAAACCAATCCCTTGTGGCACAGTGTTTGGACAGCGGGGCGGCGGTTTTCCTTTGGCTTCACACGCCAACCAACCTCACTATGAACCAAAAGATTACTATAAGGTCTGGTACACACACCGAAAAAACGTCCCAGAAAAGCTGGTAAACCTAAAGTATATCAAGCAGTTTGGTGACGCAATACAGGGGCATATTGACCCCCAACGCCTAGACTGGGAGGAGAAGCTACGAGAATTTAGGTATACTGGAGGTTATGCAAATTTCCATCTAATGCGGTTCTCAAAGGGTATATACATCGACTACTTCCCTAAGTGGGGGCAATATAAGGACGCGCCCCCCTCAGAGTTAGTCGAAGAAAAGTTTAAGCAAATGTCCAACGACAGGTATGGGCAGCACGAAGGTGTTTTTGAAAAACAACGCCCTTATGTTCTTTTTCCCCTCCAGATGACCGCTGAGAAAGACCTTAGATTAACACTCCGCTACATAAAATGGGCAACCGAAAGCAAGACATACACTGTATTTAAGACACACCCCTGCCCCGGCGGTGGCACAAATTACGCTGCTTTATGGTCTATAGCGAAAAGGCTTGATCTATTAAGCGAGTATACTGAGTTGGTGGACGGTTGTAGGTCGCATGAAATGGTTGTGGAGGCCGATAAAATAGTTAGCATTGATAGTGGGATGAACTTTAAGGCCCTTTTGCTAGATAAGCCTGTCTGCGCTCTTAGGCCTTCACAAATGATGAATGACGTTATTCCATTTGTGGGGGTAGACAGTTCGATATCGGACGTTAAGGCAGTGCCAAGAGAAGATAAGTTGCGTTGGCTAAACTGGTTTTACAATCGCGTCGGTACAGATTTCCACAAGGAAGACTACGCCGACAGACTGCTACACAAACTAAGCCGCTATGACGATCAGGGGCTGAACGATTATGAGGTTCACGCATGGTGATTATAGATAAACCTTGGCCCCATATGGTCATCGAAAATTACTACTCCGAAGGAGTGTTCGACGTGCTTCGATCTGAAGCAAAGCGTTTTGTAAAAGGAAATGTGGACCTGACGACACGCAAACAGGCGTTTGCTATGGCGGAAAACCAAACGCTGCGTGACTGCATAAACAGCAGGCCGCTGACCGAAGACATGCTTACGCAGTTTCCAAGCCATCGACCATACAGCGCGTTGAGCCTGTTTTGGGAGGTCAACTTTTTGTTAGGCCCGTTCAAATATCCAATCCATGATGAGTCAAGCCGCAAAGTGTTGTCTTGCGTAGTTTACGTTGACCCTGACGAAAACAACGGGACTTACCTCTACAACGAAGACAAGACTTTCAATCGTCAGGTTGCGTGGAAGCCTAATACCGCTTTGATATTCCCCGCTATAGACGGGGTGACGTGGCACGACTACGACTGCCCGAAAGGGAAATATCGCGTGACGGTAAATCAGTTTCTTGAGCGACCGCGTGATGAATAGGTTTCTGCGATACGTCGAACTGAACCTGTCGGAACTGTGTAACTACACTTGCGACTTTTGTCCGCGCGGTCATGGTTACGAAAACCAAAACCTTCATATGTCTTTGGAAACGGCAGACATCATATGCGAACAAATTGAAGCTCTTGGTGTCCCTGTTCGCGTCCAGTTAGCGGGGAGGGGTGAGCCGACACTCTGCAAGAATTTCGGCCCTATTGCAGAAAGACTGCTGTCTCTGCGTGATCGGGTGCAGGGGCTAGAGATAGAGATGAACACGAATGGGAAGTGGGTCGATAAATACTTGCCTCTGATCGAACGGTTCAACGACGTCGTTTACAACGTCTACCCAGAAACAATAGAAAGCCCAAAGGAACTGCAAAGCAAGTACCCACAGTTCAGAGTTAAGGACAAACGGGATGTGCTGTCACGCAACTGGAAAACCAGAGCGGGATACATCCCCGATCAGATCAGCCCGGAGCCAGAATACAATCACCCGAAGTATGGTGGGATGTGCCACAAGCCGTTTCAGGTGGTCTACATAAACTGGAACGGCGATTACAACCTTTGCTGCGACGTCTGGAAGGACATTGAAGCGCTGGGCAACATCCGAACTGAAACCATCGCCGAGTTCACAACCAAGAACCCGCGACTTGGCGAGTACCGAAACAGCCTAGCCAAGGGGCGGCGCACAATGGACCCGTGCAAAGACTGCAATATTCAGTGCGCTGTAGACTTCCTGCAAGACGTGCAGGCGCTGCAAAGTGCGTAAGATTGGCGACACTTGGGTACTACATCCAAGCCAATCGGTTAGCGACATACTTGAACAGGGGTTAGAGTATCACGAGGGCATGATCGACCTCGCGGCCAGCTTGTGTTCAGCGCGGCGCACGTTTGTTGATGTTGGCGCGTGTTATGGTCTAATCACAAAACAGATGGCATCGCTGGCAGAGCGTGTTGTGGCCTTTGAACCAAACAGCGAAATACTCGCCTGCCTTCAAAAGAACACCGAAGCCCTGCCAAACGTAGAGATTTTTAACTACGGGTTGAGCAACGCACAGGAGCAACGCCGTCTTGTTTTGTTCGGAAACGACGGTCGGTCTACATATCGAGGTATGCCGATTGAAACTCTGTTGAAGCATAAAAGTACTTTTCGAGTGCAGGGCACGGAGACCATCACCCTAGACAGCTTGGGTCTCAAAGACGTTGATCTTATCAAGATGGACGTCGAAGGGCACGAAAAGAGTGTTTTACAAGGATCTTTTAGGACTATCGCACATAGTAAACCTGTGATAATCGCAGAGCAGAAAGAAGGTGTAGAAGGTTCAAGGTTTATTCCTAGAGCATTGTCCCTTCTAGGATACCAAGCCCACTCTGTTTTTCGAGGAAAGGATTACATATATGTACATCAACAGGGCAGTTCTGGAAGTTAACGGGGCTTGTAACTACTCTTGTCAGATGTGTCCTCAAGCTTCTGGACGAGATTCTTCCTTCTTGAAGAAAATGTCCTTAGATACTTTCGAAGATATGTTAAAGCAGTTAAGACCCAATGTCGTGAACTTAGACGGATCTGGAGAGGCTACCTTAAATAACGACCTTCCTAAGTATATTGAGTTAGTTAAAAGGTATAACGCCAAGTCTTACGTGTTCAGTAACGGACTAAAGATGCGCGGACAGTTCATGAAAAACTGTGTTGATGCGGGTCTAGACTTCTACAGGTTTTCCATTATAGGGTATGACGAGGAAACATATAGAAAGTGGATGAACAATAGTTCTTTTAACTGGGTACTTGAAAACCTCTATAACATGAGAGAGTACTCAAAAGATACTTTTGTATCCTCTTATCACCTCATCCTCGACAATGACAAAGTAGAATACGAAAAAGAGCAGTACCTACGTCTGTCGAAAGGAGGACCCGTTGAAATATGGAAAATGCACAACTGGTCTGGTGTTATGGAGAGTGACCGAAAAGGGAAGAAGAGATCCTGCGGAAGACCTTTCAGCCCCGACGCAGTTGTAAGAGCTAACGGTGCCGTACACCCTTGTTGTCAAGTACTGGGTAGGGATGTTGAGGCTACATTAGGTAATGTCCATGACAATACCTTTGAAGAAATTTGGAACGGCGAATCTTATGAGGCTTTGAGAGAAGGACACAGGACAGGTAATTACCCCAGCTACTGTGAAAGTTGTGATTTCCTTTTAGACGACCCCGAAGTCTTAGTTTTCTCTAACTATGCTGAGGAAAATAAGATGAACGGGGCTTCGTTTAGCCTTAAAGATTATCAGACGTAAGGACAACTAATATGCTAGGTTTTACATCTTTTTCAGAAGCACCCCTTTCACAGTCTACCATACCTGTTTTAGCCCTTGCGGCTATTTCTGCAGTTACTTCTGTAGGTTCTATACAGGCTGTCACCACTAATGCTCAAGCTTCTACAGTAAGCCCTTCCATTGCATCCTCTTTTACAGCAGATTCCCTTCTATTTGACGCCGAAGCTAATCTTTCTCTAGGAAATACCTCTGCTGTAACGTCTACCGCAAACTTCTTTAATGTTACTGCTTTTGCCAACAGTACGCCCAGCGCAGTTACAGCAATTATTGCTGCTTCCGACTTTGCAGATATTGACGCTAAGGCTTTTACAAATTTTTCTTCAGTAGTTTCTAACATAGGCCAGTCTGTTGTTGACACTGACGCTAAAGCCAATATAACTACTCCTAATGTACTCTCTATTTCAGGAGTTAGCGACTTCTCAGAGGTGACGGGCTTAGCCTTTCTAACCTTACCTCAAGCACCTGGTCAATTTTTTGTAAACTTATCTGACCCTGTTGCCGTTAATTTCCCTTACCAAGATTTTGCGGACGATTACTTTAGGGGCCGTACTCTCTTCATTAACGCCTACGATAAAGCTACGACGGTCCATGTCGGAGAAGAAAGTCGGACAACTTTTGTCACGAAACCTACCCAGAACTACATCATCCATGTCGTTCCCGAAAACCGTACAGTGGTCATTGAAAAACAACAAGGTAGCAATACCGTACATATTGCAGCTTAAGGAAATCCTATGTCATACAAATGGCCCGATAAAGATAAAGACGAAATTACGGACTTCAGTGTAGACTGGTCACGTTTTTTGGGCACAGACACTCTGTCTGCAGCTGTTTGGTTTGTTAAAGATTCTGATGGGGTCAAGACTTCGGTACAAGCTGCTTCTGTAGTTAACGGTCTTCAGTTTGTTCAAGGAACTCTTTCTGGTAAAACGGCTACTGCCCGATTTAGCTTAGGTACTAACAATGTTAGGTACACTATTATCTGTCAGATCACCACAGGCGCTGGTCTACAGTATGAGCGTTCTATCTTCCTACGTGTGAAGGAGAAGTAAAACATGGCCTATGATTATATTAGCCTAGTTAATGATGTTAACCGCAGACTCAACGAAGTAGAACTAACCAATAGTAACTTTTCTGTTACCACAGGTTTTTACAGTTTTGCTAAAGATTCTGTAAACAGTTCTATCCGTCACATCAATCAGGAAGAGTTTGAGTGGCCTTGGAATCACGTAGAGGAAAGTGAAATTCTTGTCTCAGGTACGGCTCGTTACAGCTACCCTTACGATGCTAAGACTGTCAACATGAATACGTTTCGTATTAAGCGTAATGATGCTTTGAGCGTTACTACTCATAAACTAAAAGTGCTCTCTTATGAGGAGTATCTTGACAAATATGCGGACTCTGAGTATAACTCTAATTCAGACAGCCTTTCTGTCCCTACTCACGTTGTTCGTACTCCTAGTAGAGAACTTATTTTCTACCCTACTCCTAAAGAAGCTTATGAAGTTATCTATGAATACTTCCGCACAGGCTACGATTTAGAGAGTCCTTTAGACGTACCTACTCTTCCTGAACAGTACAGATACGTTATCACTGACGGTGCCATGTACTACGTTTACCAGTTCCGGGGGGATACTCAAGCCGCACAGCTTTCACTCCAGAAGTTTGAACAAGGTATTAAGCAGCTACGTAGTTTGCATATCAACCGTACAGACTACCTTAGAGATACGAGAGTACACTTCTAATGGCTACACAGTGGCAAACATTCCCTATAGAGTTTAAGGGTGGGTTGATCTCTAACCTTTCTGCACTTCAGCAGGGTGCTAATGCCGTTGGTTCAGCTACCTTGTTGCAGAACTTTGAAGTTAACAAGCAGGGCGGTTATACCAAGATAAACGGCTACGAAAAGTTCAGCGACACAACAGTACCCGGTTCTGGAGTTGTACTTGGTCTAAAAGTTATTTCCTCTGGTCGTATAGTAGCCGCTCGAAAGAATGCTTCTAACTTTACGCAGTATTACTACGGTACAGGTACTTCTTGGACAAGTATGGCTACGAGTTTAGCTACTAACGGTGGAAAAGCTCGACACACGAGTTTTAATTTGGATGGTACAGATAAGGTAATTTTTGTAGACGGGACAAACTTTCCTGTAGTGTACAATACGTCGGGTAACACCGCCACCTTTATGACCTCCTCAAATAGTTCAGATATTTTAGGCACAGACCACGTTGCCTTTTTTAAGAATACTGCGTTCTACGCTAAAGACAACAACATCTTTTTTACTGCACCTTCTACTGTTGATGACTTTAGTGCAGCTAATGGCGCTGGTAGCATTAACGTAGGCCAACAAGTAACTGGTTTAACAGTCTTTCGTGATCAGTTAATTATCTTTACGACAAACACTATTAAGCGTCTCACAGGTAACACTTCCGCAGACTTTCAAGTATCTCCTATCACTGAACGTATGGGTTGTGTTAACGGAGACACTATTCAGGAAGTCGGAGGAGATATTATGTATCTCGCTCCTGACGGAATTAGATTGCTAAGTGCTACTGACCGTATTGGTGACTTCGGTTTGGATGTAGCATCTGATAAAATTGCTAAAGATGCTACCACATTCTTAAACAATTATAACTCTTTTTGTTCTGTTCTTTTTAGAGAGAAAGCTCAGTACCGCCTCTTTGGTTACGTTACTTCGGAACAACAACCTACCGCAAAAGGTCTTATAGCTACTAAGTTTATTTCTCAAGGTGCTTCAGGTATTTCTTGGTCCTCTACTTTTGGCATTAAGGCCTTCGTTGCTGACAGCGTTTACTCAGGAGACCAAGAGACTATCTCATTTGCAAATGAGGATGGTTACATCTACAACCTAGACACAGGTAGTTCTTTTGACGGCGCTAACATTGAGGCGATTTACGAATCACCTTTCATGCCTCTGAGTGACCCCCAGGTTCGTAAGTCTTTTTATAAAATGACCCTGTACGCCCAACCTAAAGGTAATATGCTTTTAGACATTAACTTTAAGTATGACTTTTCTTCTAGTACAAGTTCTGCAGTCGTTCAACCTAGTACCTTTTCGATTAACAGCGTTGGCGACTCTGTTTTTCTTTTTGGGGATACTAACTCTGTTTTTAACACAGCTACCTTTGGCGGTGAACTAGATAGTGTGTATAATAATAATATAATCGGATCAGGTAAAACAATCGCACTTCGTATCGAAGATAACTCAACAAACCCCTCATTTACTCTCGACACAGTGTTGTTAGAGTTTAGACAAAACGATAGGCAGTAATATGGCAGGATATACACGTCAGGATACAGCGAACAATATTGCTAACGGTAATGTTATCGACGCTGACGACTTTGATGCAGAGTACAACCAAATTGAGAGCGCATTCAACGCCTCTAGCGGTCACGTACATGACGGTACTACAGGTAGTGGTGCGCCTATTGAAAAGGTCGGACCAAGTCAGGATCTCGTAGTTAGTGCAACTAAAGTCGAGCCTAAAACAACTAATACACTGGATCTGGGTTCTTCTGCAGTACAGTTTAAGGATGGTTTCTTTGACGGTACTGTAGACACAGATACTTTGACAGTATCTGTTAACGGTACAGTAGGTGGAACTCTAGGCGTTACTGGTGTTTTAACTGCTACAGGTGGTGTGGTTGGCGACCTTACTGGGGCTGTTACAGGTAATGTCACGGGTAATGTGACGGGTAATCTGACAGGTGACGTAACAGGTACTGTCTCTGATGTATCAAACCACGATACGGGTGATATCGCAGAGGGTTCAAACCTTTATTTTACTACCGCTCGTGCTCGTACCTCTGTTTCAGCGACAGGAAGTCTAGGTTATGACTCTTCTACAGGTGTTATGAGTTTTACGCAGGGCGACACTGACACCGTTTCCGAGGGTTCAACTAACCTTTACTACACTACTGCTCGTGCCACTACGGACGCTAAGGCTGCTATTTCAGTGACTGACGCAGGTGGTGATGGAAGTCTAGCGTACTCCGCAGGAGTTGTTACATACACTGGACCAAGTGCTACAGAGGCTCGTGCACACTTCTCCGCAGGTACAGGGGTAGCGTACTCAAATGGTCAATTCTCTATTGGTCAACCAGTAGGCACATCTGACAATGTAACCTTTAACAATGCTATTGTTGACGGCAATTTGACTGTAAACGGCACTACCACTACTGTTAACTCTAATGACGTAAACATTGGTGACGCTACGCTCACACTGAACTCAGACGAGACAGGCACTCCTAGTCAAGACGCAGGTATTACCATTGAGCGTGGAACGGAAACTAACAAGTCTTTTCTCTGGGATGAATCAGAAGACGAATGGTCCGTATTTGGTGAACGTATTAAGGCTGGTTCGTTTGAGGGTTCTCTTACTGGTAACGCCACAACAGCAACTACACTAGCCACTGCTCATACCATCGACATCACGGGTGACATTACAGCAACTGCTGTCTCTTTTGATGGCTCATCTGACATTGCGATAAGTGCCTCTGTAAACGACAACAGCCACAACCACACTATCGCTAACGTAACAGGCCTACAGACAGAGATTGACACTAAGGCTGAACTAGCAGGTTCTACAGGACAGGCGTTCTCAGCCTCTACCGTTAACGCTACTACAGTAGACTTGGGTGATTGGACTGTCACACAGTCAGGGACAACCCTTAAGTTTGCCTATAATGGAACTAATCGAATGAAGCTGGATGCTGATGGGAATCTAACCGTAGAAGGCAACGTAACAGCTTATGGGTCGGCCTAATGGCTATTCAATCATCAGGCTTAATTACCCTTCAAGACATTGAGGATGAATTTGGAGGGACTGGGGCAATAAATCTCTCCGAGTACTACCGTAATGGCTCCTACGTAACTTCAAACAACACATCTGTCCCTACATCTGGAGCAATCTCCTTAAGCAATTTTTATGGTGCTGCGGAAAGAGTAACAAGCCTCTCTATTGTTAACCATGCAAATACAAACGGTGATCTTACTACCGTCACGCTGCCTACAGGACTTCAAGTAGGTGATATTCTTGTTGTATCACGCTCAAGTTACTCTTCTAGCTCAAGTCTTCCCTCAGGTTGGACACTTATAAAGTTTGCCCACAACAGCAATGGTGCTTTCTATAACTGGGGTTCACTTCTAGCTTATAGAGTAGTTACAAGTACATCTCAAAGCGGCACGAGCGTAGGGTCATTTGGTAACGGAAACTCCGACTCAGGCGCAACTGTTTGGGCAATTAGGCCAAATAGACCTGCCAGTCAGATTAACATTGTAGATACCTTTGGCTATGCTGGAACGTCTGGCGGCGGCAATACTACAATTAACGCTAGTAATAGCTCCTTCTGTACTATTTCATTAGCAAGTATGGGTGTTCTCAATGTAGCAGGTTCTAGCACATCTAAATTAGGTACAACAACCAATACGGGAATCTTTAGAAATTCTGCTGGTGGTACAGACCCTATTTCAGGATCTCAGAATTACTTGTCAGGTAAATACGAATCGCAGGACGACGATCATGACGGTAACGTGGCTTACGCTTTTTGTCAAACTCCAGAAAGCTCTGTAAATATCTACGCTGACAACCAAACTAGCATTGTTAACGCTTTTGTTTCAGCTTACTTGGAAGTCATCTAGATGTCCCAAGTAACATTGACGCATGATGAGCTAGAAGCTATGCTGGACCGTGCTGCAAAGCGTGGCGCTAGTGTAGTTCTTTCTGAACTAGGATTGACTGATGAATCAGCAGCTACAGATATCCGAGAGATACGTGGTCTTTTAGAGACGTGGCGTCTTACTCGTCTTAGTATTTGGAATACTTTCGTAAAAATAACAACAGTTGCCGTCTTCGGCTTCATCGCTACAGCCATCTGGATGCAGCTAGGCAATAAGTAAGGACTAATAGTATGGCTAAGAGATTTGGTGGCTTCACACCTGAACAAATGGGTAAGATTATACCCGAAATGGCAGGAATGCAGTCTGACGAACAGGCTAAGTTTCTTGCTGCTTCGCCTTCATCGGCTGCTCGTGTAGGGAAACTTGCAGAAGCTGCTCAGAAAAAGATTGAGATGGCTTATGGTGGCTATGTAAAGGGTTATGCAGAGGGAGGGATTCCTGAACAAGGTATCTTAGATACTGCCCAACAAAACCTTGCAGATAGCCAGACTGCTCTTTCTACGGCCCAGCAAAACCTAGCAGCCAACCCTGGAGACGCCTCTCTTCAAGCGGCCATAACCGCTGCTGAGGCAGCTGTTGCTTCAGATAAGGCTGCCGTATCGGGGGCTAACACTGCATTAGGTTCTACTGCTCTTCCTTCTCTTACAGAAGCTTCCAGCGCAGCCTTTAACGATCCCGGATCTTTAATGAGCACGGCGGATGTTGTTACTATTTCTGACGAAGATAAAGCGGCTGGTATGATTGCTGAAGGAACGGGTGACGCAGGTGCTGCTACGGTTGGTACAGCGACTTCCGCCACTCAGGCAAACGATGTTACTGCTCCTGAAGCTACCGCTGCTAATACCTACGAAACCGTTGAAGCCTCTGAAGGTGTAAAAGGTGTCATGGATCGTTTGGAGGCCGCTACAGGTAAACCTAGCGACGAGGCCTTAGCAGACGCAGCTACAATGTCTCCTGATGCCCTTGCGCAACTTGGTCTCTCTGTTGCCCAGATTCAACAGGCTCAAACTGTCCAGGCTCCTGATGCACGTACAGTCCAAGAAGGTGAGTTGATCGAAGGCTCTACCGTTGACATGGATGTAGTTAAAAGAGAGACTAACTTTGCGGCTGCTACAGGTGCACCCTCTAGTGACGCTACTGTTCAAGGTCAACTTACAGGATTGATGGAACAGTTCGAAGGAAGTGAACCTCCTGCTTGGGCTGCTGGCGCTCTTAGAGGTGCAGCCGCAGCAATGGCTGCTCGTGGTCTTTCCAGTTCCTCTATGGCTGGTCAAGCGTTAATACAAGCGGCTATGGAATCAGCGTTACCTATTGCTACGCAGGACGCAAATACTTCTGCTACTTTTGAACGTCAGAACCTCTCTAACAGACAACAATCTGCAATGTTTGCTGCAGAGCAACGTGCTAAGTTTCTTGAGATAGACTTTAATCAATCTTTCCAAACACGTGTTCTAAATGCTTCTAAGATTTCTGATATCGCTAATACGAACTTTACTGCTGAAGTGCAGATTGCACTAGAAAACGCACAGATGGCTCAGACAGTAGACCTGACCAACCTGAATGCAGTAAACGCTAAAGTTCTGTCTGACGCCGCTGCTATGTCACAATTAGATATGTCTAATCTAAATAACCGTCAACAGTCTCAGATTCAAAATGCTACAGCCTTCCTTGAAATAGACATGTCTAACCTAGACAAGGCTCAACAAACCAGTGTGTTCAAGGCTCAACAAAACGCCAATGCTCTCCTGACAGATCAAGCTGCACAAAATGCTTCTGCACAGTTCAACGCTACTTCACAGAATCAAACAGATCAGTTCTTTGCCAGCCTCTCTACACAGGTTGCTCAGTTTAATACAGCCCAAAATAATGCGATGTCTCAGTTTAATGCTGGTGAGTCTAACGCTATGTCTCAGTTTAACACTGCTCAACAAAACGCACGTGATCAATTTAACGCACAGAATCATCTCGTAATCGCTCAAGCTAACGCTAATTGGTCTCAGTCTATTACTACTGCAGAGAATGCCGCAGATAACCAAGCAAACCGAGATGCCACTCTAGCAGAAAATAATCTTACGATGACAGCTTATAACAATCTTCTACAAATGGAACGAGATATTATTTCTTGGGCATGGCAAAGTGGTGAAAACAGCTTAGATAGGGCAACAAATTTGATGATAGCGGAAATAGATGCAGATAGCGATAATGAAGATGCGATGTCTTCAGCATTTGGTGGTTTCACTAGCCGTATTCTCACTAATCTCGCTGACAAACTGTTCTAGAATAGAGGAAATAGAAATGTCCTACACAGTACCTAAGCAACCTAAAGGGACACCTTATGTTTCTTCTAGCAATGATAAATTAGTAAAAACTCCTAGAGACCAGACAGGTTTGGCTTCTAAAGTAAAGCAAGATACGTCTGAAAGAGCTGAGCCTGCGGAGAGAACAGGATTGCAAAAGTTCTTTGATTTCTTTCAGGGTTCTGGGGGAGAACTTGCTGAACAAAGTCAAAGGTCTCCAGCAGACATAGCCTCTACCTACTACGCAAAAGATTACACAGGTCTTGCTGCCGATAGTCGTGAAAATCGTGCAGAGGATCGCGCCATTACTCCTGTTGAAACCCCACCTCCTTCATGGTTGCGAAACCCTTTTGCAGATCTGTTTTCAGATGTAGAAGCTTTATCAGAACCTCCTAGAGTCATTAGTAACCCTTTGCTTCCAGAGGGTTTTGAAGGCATGGCAGATCACGGAAGACGGCCTTTTGAAGGCATGGCTGCGCCGACAGATCCTACTAATATTAGGAAATACGGTGATCCTCTAGGAAGAGGTGACATTGTGAATACGGAAGTTCCTTCTACTAGCCCTATGTCTAATAATGATTTTCCAAGGACTTCTCCAAATCTGGAAACAAAGCCTGAGGGTGACTTTGAACCTGACGCAATCTACCAAGAGCAACAACTAGAATCTTCCCTCCGTCCACAGGCTCGTCCCGGTCTTATGGTATCTCCCCGTCCAGAGGCTCGTCCTGTAGAGGAAGAAGTTTCAACAGAAGCTGGTCCTATGAGTCCTCGTTTAGATACTAAACCAGCAGACCCACAGACCGTTACTATTACTGCTGATAAGTACCTCAGAGATAGAGAGATTCTAGGTGAGGATGACACTATCACTCTTAGTGCTGATGTCGAGGGTGTAAACTTTGTAGATAGAGAGTCTGCTATGTCGAATATAGAGACAGCATTACAACAGGCTTATCCCTCTGCCGTCACTTCTCAGGCAATCAGGACTACGATTGAGAACGAGAGTGCCAGCAGCTTAGTTGAAGGCACTAACTACAGCCGCGAGGGTGCCGTATCAGTGCTTGGCGGCGGTGACGCTGATCGTATAGCTAGAATTAGAGCCTTGTATAACGGCAGAAACCGCCTGAACCCACAGGAGCAGCAGACCCTATTTGATATTGCATATGGCGGACGTATGGGTAACAATGGAGAAGGTTATAAGTACCGAGGTAGAGGTCTTATACAAATTACGGGCAGGAACAACTACGCGGCGGTTGGCGAAGTCCTTGGAATAGGTGATGCGCTTGTACAAAACCCTGACCTACTCTTAGAAAACCCCTCTGTAATGTTGGCTGCTACAGACGCCTACCTCACTGGGGTTAAGGGTATGGATAGGGGTGTAGTACTTACAGCAAATACTCTAAAAAATCTAATCGGTCACTCAGGAGACAAGCCACGAGGTTTCAACGGAACAGGCAGAGCCTACGAAGCTATGACAAGGTGGGGAGAGGTAATAGAGGCCTTGGAAGCTGCGGATAAGCAAGATGCGGCAGAAGAGGCACGGCTTAATGACGAGTTTAGCGCACAACGGACTGTAGGCACTTACATAGACGGTGATATTGGGCCGAACAGTATTACAAGAATGCGGGCTTGGCTTAACCAAAGGGG